AGGTGTACAGTTTTGTGATGCAGCTACATCAATTACATTAATAGCTACAGCTAATAGTGATTGGGGAGCAGTTTCTTCTTCAGCCGCTATGAAAGTGTATTTAGTTTATGTAGACCCAACTGTAAGTGTTTCAATATAATCTAATAAATAAGTAGTAATAGTTAAGTAGAACTATGGGAGTTATCACTAAAAGGTAGCTCCCAAATCTACTAAAAATTTTAATAATAATAAGAGTACATTCACGGTCAAGTCAAGACCTTAAAGTACACTCGAAAGGAGAATAAAATGGCAGAAACAAATTTACATAAATATACAGTAGCTGAAAAACTTAACAAAATGGATGTTGATGTAATTACATTAACTATGACTACAGATGCAGAAACTATTTCTAATAATGATTCAATAACTCAAGCTATTGAAATACCAAATGCAGTTTCAGTTAAGGGCGGTTCAGCAATAATTCAATCTTTAGTTATTTTTAATTTAGATAATAGTGTTGAGTCACCTGCAATGGAAGTTGTATTTGCAACAGATAATACAAACTTAGCTGGAGATGAAGGTGCTGCTATAAATATTAGTGATACAGAAATACAAGATTTTTTAGGTTCTACAACAGTTAGCAATTGGAGTGTAATGTCTCCAAGTACAAATGAAATGGCAACAAAATCTAACATAGGATTAGTTGTTAAAGCTGCTTCAGATACAAAAAGTCTTTTTTGTTATTTAATAAATAGAAGTGGTGGTGATTATACTCCATCAGGTGCTTCTGTTATAAAAATGAAAATTGGCATAGTTAAAGATTAATGTTTTTAAATAGAAGAATAGCAACAAAAGGTGGTGATGTATTTAGAGATGAGTTCTCAGTAGCATTTGATGGCACTGATGAATATTTAGATTGTGGTTCAGATTCAAGTTTAGATGTAGGAACTAATGACTTTAGTGTTAGTGCTTGGTATAAAGTTTCTACTAAAGGTGGTTCTGATTATCATGATATAGCAGCCAAAGGTGATACTTTAACAACAGGTAATGGTTGGGGTATTGCTTTGACAGAAAGTAATAAGAAAATTTACTTTGATACTAATGGTGATGTTGGTAGACAAAATGTAATAAGTCCAGCAGATTCTTGGGAATTTGATAAATGGTATCACATTATTGCAACAAGGTCAAATTCTACAAATACTTTGAATTTATATTTAAATGGTGTTTTTGTTGCTACAAATACATCAGCTACAAATGATGATTTAGGAGATGCTTCTATTAATTTTAAAATAGGAACAAGTGAATCAAGTAGAGAAACAAAAGGTAATATATCAGAAGTAGCATATTACAACACAGCATTAACTGCTAGTCAAGTTAAAACTATATATAATGGTAGAGAACCTTACAATCACAAAGAAGGTGTAGCATCTAATTATTTAAAGGCTTGGTATAGAATGGGTGATGGTATTTTAGATAACTATGCAATTATATGTGATGAAACAAATGTTACATTAGGAAGTAATGTTATTAGTAATGGTACATTTACATCAGATAGTAATTGGAATAAAAATAGTATGTGGTCAATATCAGGTGGAGTTGCAGTTAGTGATGGAAGTGGTTCAAGTAATATAAATCAATCAGGTTCTTTAATAGTTGGAAAATTATATAAAATAACATTTGATATAGTATCATTAACAAGTGGTTCAGGTTATTCAGTTAGAGCAGGTAGTAGTGGTACATATAGTGAGGTTTTTAACACTATTGGAACACATACATCATATCAAATGTGTCTTGGTTCATTTAATAATATATATATAAATGCAAATGGTAATGCAGCAGGCTCAATAGATAAAGTCAAAGCACAACTAATAGGTGGTAAGGCAGCTGGTATGATTAATATGTCTGCTAATGATATAGAGGGAGATACACCATAATGGATTATTCTAATAGAAAGTGGGTTATAGTAAATGTATCTGATATAACAGATGAAATGATATTTAATGCAATACAATCATCTATGGATACATTAAGAAAAACATTAGATGGTAATAAGGCTATATTAAAATGGGATGGTGATACTCCAAGTTGTTTTGATGGACTAACTACTTACAGTCATAGTGAAATATTAACAGAACTTACTAAAAGTGATTGGCTTGATAATGAAGAGTAGTTTTATTAAATTAAAAGGACAATATGAAGAGAAATAGAACATATTATTGTAATTCTTGCAGAAAATGCATAGACTTTAAAGCCAATGATGATTACATATGTAAATGTGGTCATATTTTTGGTAAGGTAGCAAATATATCAAATGGCATTAATATGAGAAAAACTTGGAGTGGACAAACACAAGTTGAATTTACTCAAACAACAATGGAACAAGATATTGCAGATAGGAATAGAAGATAATGGCAAATTTTGATGTACAGATATTAGATTTAGTTAATGCTACTTATTCTGACCAAACAGCAATGGATGATTGGGCAACAAGCGCAGTTAAAGAAATTATTAATATATTACCACCAGATTTAAAAATAGAATGTGCCTCTATAACTTCATTAACTAATAATACGCCTATGGATTTAGATGCAACAGGTAAAATATTTCATGTAACTAGAGAAAATGCTGATAATGGTTATCATATAGGATGTAGAAAAGTAGACCCTATTATTGCTGGTTCTGCTGATGATTCTACAAGCTTAAATAAAGCAACAATTACTGACCCAATTTATTGGATAGAAAGCGATACAAGCGGTGACCCTAAATTATTTGTTAAGCCTGACCCAACTGCTAATCAACCTGCAAGAGTTCATCATGTTTCATTTCCTACTGTAGATGTTAGTAGTGCTTCATCTATTGTTAATTTTCCAGATGAGGCTGAATATTTAGTTGTTTTATATGTTGCAATAAAAGTTGCAGAATCATTAATGGTTAGCGAAGAAGACCCTGAGCTTTTTGCTCCTATTATAACAACATTAAAACAAGATTATGACAAAGGTATACAAATGTTAATATCTCAAGGTATGCCAGTAAAGCAACAAGGAGATAGATAATGACAGCAAAAAATATAATAGAACAAATTGAAAAATTGTTTGGAAGACAATCTGAACAATATATGTTTCAATTAATTAATGATGCATTAGACGATATAGCATCAAGCAGAAGAAATTATAGCGTTTCAGCAACAACTAATTTAGAACAGAAAAAAAGATGGTATGAATTAGAAGATAATGTTATTGGTATAAAAAGAGTAGAAATATTAGATACAAATAATAGATATGTTATGATACCAAAGCTTGCAGATTCGCACAAAATATTAAAAGAGGATACAGAATCAGCTGATGATTCTTTAACATAGGATAAATATGGCAACAAATAAAAGAACATTTCCAAATGATTATTTTGCATGGTACAATGATGACAATAGACTTGCAGTAGTATGTGAAGATACTTCATCATCATCTGGAGAAAAAACAAGAGAAAGATATGATACATATCAAGATGCTGATGTAACAGGTGGATTAAGAATTACATTTTCATCTAAATTTGAAACAATTAATTCGCAAACAGATGATTTAAAAACAGATGGTGGACTTGATTCAGGATTACATACAGCTGTTGTTTGTTATTTAAAATCAAGAATGTTTGAAGATGCAGGTGATGTTCAAAGAGCTCAGTATTTTAGAGCAATGTTTGATAAAATGGTAAGACAATATCCAACAAGAAAAAGCGGAGTAAGAGCTCTGTCTGTACCGAGGTTATAATATGGCATACAATTCAACATCATGGACAACTGATGCAAACACAAAGGCAGGTTCGACTGGAACAAATACAGTTGGCGGTGTAACATTATATAAACAATTTGCTTTATATGATTTAAGTGTTTTACAAAATGCACATTATCCAATGTTATCTTCTTTTCATTATTCAAGTAGTAGTATTTCTGGAGATGATGCTTTTGGTACTGGAACAAATGCAGCTGATACATTAGACATTAGTGCAGAAGGTGCAAATGGAAAATATTTTGCAGCATGTTACTGGTATTTGCAAGATTCAATATATATAGATAATGTTAGTGTATTAAGTAATTGTGACGCTACACAAAATACAGATTTTCAAATTAAAAGTTATGATATGGCAACAGGTAGCAATCATGGAGATTTATCTGGTGGAACATTATTAGCACATACTGCATCAGCAATTGAAAATGTGGGTGCATCAGCGCCAACAATAAAACAAGCAAATTTAACAATAGATAGCGCTTCTGTTGCTGCAAATAAAGTTATATTAGCATTTGTTAGAAATGTAGGCGGCACAGGCGATATAACAGCGCAATTAGAAATTAAATATCACTTAATATAAAAGGATAATATGGATACTTTGAAAGATAAGTTAAAAGCCTATGAAAGACAAAAAGAACAGGCATATCAGATTTATATAAAAGCTATCGGAGCAATTGAAGCATTAGAAACATTGATTGAAGATAGTAAATCTGAAAAAAAGAAAAAATAGTTTTTTGAAATAAAAAGAGGATATAATGGCAAAATTGAGTAAAGGGATTGTTGACAGAGCAGTAGTTACGCCTGACAAACATTTTCCTTTCCATTGCGAAAAAGCAATCAATATTACCTGTCAAGTTATTGAAATAGTTAAACCTACTATATATGTAGATTTAGGAGACACAGGTGAATGGGAGCATTTTAGTAATCATTATTGGAAAGGAAGAAATAAAAAACCAATGGAAGATTTAATACCATTGTTAGATAAAGATGTGAAAGATGTAAATAAAGGTATGGATATAATTGATGCATCTTTAGATAAAGTAAAATGTAAAGTTAGACATTTTGTACAAGGTAATCACGAGGTATGGTTAGATAATTTTGTAGTAAGATACCCTTACTTAAGTCATTATAAGACTGAGAATGCATTAAGAATAAAAGAACGTGGATATAAATATCATCCATATTTTAGAAGAAAACTTTTAAAAATAGGTAAGTTAAATTTTACTCACGGTCATAAAACTGGAATGCATCATGCAAAAGCACATTTAAGTTCATATAAAGAAAGCATAATGTATGGACATACACACGACTTGCAAAGATATACAGATACAGGTGTAGGTGGAACAATGAGTGCTTGGAGCATGGGATGTTTAAAAGATATAAAAAAAGATGAAGATTGGTTAAGAGGTAATTTAACTAACTGGAATCACGCAGTAGCTATAATAGATTTTTTTAAAAACGGAAACTATATAGTGCATGTTTTAGAAATAATTGATGGTAAGACTTCATTATGGGGTCATTACCTTGATGGAAATAAATAATGGAGAATAATGGAAAAAGAAGTAATAGAACATCTGATTGGAGAATATGGATGGATGGTAATCGGAGCATTTCTTTTTTTATTAGGCAAAAGTACTATCGAATCTGCGATAGAAGGAATAAAAGTAATGGCTGGCAACGATTTAAATGTAGACGATACAATAATACTAAATGGCAGGCCAGCTCGAATAACAAGAATATCATTATGGAAAACTACAATGTTTGTGTATGATGTTGGATGTTCAGCTAATGGGAAACCTTATATAAAAGGTGGCAATAAATTGTCAATACAAAATATTGCATTAAAAGACCATACAATAGAAAAACCATTACCAATGTTAGATTTGCATAAATGGGATAATTGCAAGGAAGAAAAATGAAAGATACGTTGAAAGTATTATCTACATATCCTGAAATAGGTATTAGTACAAGTTTTTTATCAACATTAATAGGCATTTTAGAAGTTTTAAACCCTATTCTAACATTTATATCATTAAGTTTTGCTATAATATTAGCTATAATGACGTTTTATGCTAAGATTAAAGGTGATTAATGGTAGGGTTAGGGTATTTCATATTAGGCTTTTTATTTGTGTTTTTTGGAGGCTTACTTTGGATATTTAATTATGAATTATTTGATTTATATTTTGATGATGATGAAGAGGATTGGTGTTAATGGTGCAAAAGTTAATTATACAGGCAGTTATAAAAGCTGTTATGAAAATGATAATTAAAGAAGATGATAGTGTACTTGCTAGTGGCCATGAAAAACGTATAGTAGCATTAGAAGAAATGGCACATCCTAAAAAAGAGTTAATTTGTAAATGTTGTAAAAACAAGGAGATAAAATGAAAACAATAATAATCGGTATGTTAAAAAAACTTTTTAGCGAAGATGTTATTAAAGGTATTGTAGTTGCTTTAGGTGATTATTTAGTAGAAAAAAGCACTAATAAATTAGATGATAAACTATGGTCTAAAGTAAAGAAAACTTTAAATGGCTAAACAAACCTATGAAATAAAAGATTTTAGTGGTGGTCTTAATTGCTATTCAGATGCTAGAGATATACAAGATACAGAGTTTTCGCAGTTTTGGAATGTAACATCATCGCAAGCAGGTATTTTAAAAGTTGGTGGTAGTCTTGTTGAACATTTATATGGTCTTCCTCATACAAATGCAAACTTTCAAGTAGGATATGGGTTATTTGCTACATCAGTAGATTTTTCTACAAGTATTATAGATGGTGAATTTGAAAATGGATACGAACAAGGGACTGTGCAAAGTTATGCAGATTCTCATAGTGGAAGTCCTTTTGATACTAATCCTGTTATACAACTTCAAGACTTATCTCCATATCATGTAAATACAACTGATTTAGGCCATAGTAAAGACGACTACTATAATAATTATTCTATATTAATATCTAGCGGTGATGGAGCAGGTCAGGTTAGAAGAATTGTAGATTATGATGGAGCTACAAATAAAGCTCGATTAGATTCTGCTTTAGGAACAGATGCGACAAATTCTTCAACATATAAAATATTTAGATGGGTAGGAGACGGTTCTGTATTTGGTAATGAAGGTTCAACAGATTATATTGATAAAGCAGGTGAATCCTGGCATGATAATATAAATTCATATAATGAATATAGTGAATATTTTTTAAGAACAGAGGTTTCATCAATAACTACTAACCAAACTAAGCCACTAGGTTTTGTTACATATAATCCTAAAACAGATGAAACATTTTCTGCTAATGATACTGACTCTACAACTATAGGAGCAACAACACTTAAAGCTGGTGTTGAATATCTTTTATGTTTTTATTGTAAAGCTGAAGCAAGATATTATGGATATGGTGCACAAGGTACTTCTTATGGAGAAAGAGTGCCATTTGTACAATTATATTCAGATAGTGTAACAGATGGAACAAATACAGGATTATATTTATTTGAATCAAATGCTGGCCCAACATTTTTATCAGGAGCAGAATCAACTTATGATTATGCAGATAGTATTACTACAAATTATGTTGCAAATGGAGGATTTGGTACTGGAGATGCTTCAAATTGGACTAAGGTAGACTCAGGCTCACATTTAACTTTTTCAGCAGAATCCTCGTCAAATCAATATGGAGGAAATGGAACTAGCGGTAAATTAGAATCAGCTGGAACTTATGCACTTGCAGACTCAAATGATGCAGCTTTTGTTCCCAATGCTTATGTCAAATCAGATGTAATAAGTGTTAATGACAATCAATGGTATGAATTGTTTTTTGCATATTCTTCAAGTGCAGGAGGAATATATTATTCTGTAGTAGACACAACATCTGCTGATGATTTAGCTACACCACTTGTAACATGGACACCACTTGAAGATACAGGTAGTCTTAGTACATATAAATTTATTGGAGAAAACTCAAATAATGGTATTCCAAAGCCTTGTAAATTTTTTGTTCCTAATAATAGTGGTAGTAATAGAAATTTGAGAATTTTATTTGCAAACAAAGCAGCATCTCAAACTGCACAATTTGATGCTGTTACATTAAAAAAATCATTTCCTGATTTATTGTCAATGGCAAACAATACAAGAATAGGTAACCCTTATTCGTCTGAAGCAACACAATGGAATAAATATCAATTTAAATTTAAAATACCTTCTGAATATAATGATGCGACTGATTGGGTTTTAAATCTAAATGCAGGAACATATGGAAATCAAACATCTGCTACAGGAACATCTGCTTCGCAAACAATTTATTTTGATTCAATAAGATTAGAAACAAATGAAACAGACAATTTAATATTTTTAAATGATAATACATCTACAAGGTCAAAAGTCAATATATACTCATCAAGTAGAGATAATTGGATAGAAAATGATTTAATATGGGCAGGTAAAAATATGAAACCTGTATATAATTATATTAATGGTTTTTTAAAAATATCAGATGCTAATTTTAATTCAGGTAATAGAGGTAAAATATTTTACTATTTAAATAAAAACCAATTAGGTTCTGATAAAATAATTAATGGATGGAGAACAAGAGATTCTGTTTTATCTAAAGCTCCTTCTTTAATTGTTAGCTCAGGAGGTGATAATGCTTTAAATGCAGAACCTTTTAATGCGCTTGCTTATATGAATTCATATACGTTTTCTGGAGGAGTTCAAAAATATGGAGCAACTCCAACAGCAACAAATTGGGAGTGTGACAAATTAGACACAACTGGTAGAATTTTATCTTATTGGTATTACAGTAATAATTATTCAGATGAAGAACTATTTTTATCGGATGGTACAACCGAATTAACTAAAGTTGAACCTCAAACAAGTTTACAAGATAATGAAGGATTTTTAAGTGAAACGAGTCCTTTTTATCTTGCTTTTGCTGGGAATGATGGAACATCAAATGATGCTGCAAGTAAAATTAGTTCTTTCACAACAGGTAAACTTGGTAGAATTGAAATTGAATTTGATTATGAATTTTCAAGTTCATATAGAAATGGTCAAAATGACTATTTAAGTGAAACATATCATCCATATTTTGAAATAACAGCAGGAAAAGATGGAAATAGTTTATTTAGTGGCAGCACAATAAGTAGTCCAAATAGAGATGCTCTTATTGTAGGACAAAAAACAATTATGGATACAGAAGCTATAGCTGTATTTGAAGATACAAATGGCAATCCTGTTGATTTACAAGAAGAAGCAGGACAAACACCGTGGCTTTATTCTGATACATGGCCATGGGATGAAACTCAATCAGGTGTAAGTAGTGGCAGACAAAGAAAAGGTTCTAAAAAATTTAAAGCTGTTATTAACTTTACAGAAAATAATAATATAGCTTGTACAGATGATGTTTTAATTAAATTTCAAGTTTTTTATCCTTCTCGTAACGGCATTGGCGGATTAAACGATTGTATGTTTGGCTCTAGTAGTAGCACTGGACAAACTGATGGTGATTTTAGATTTCCAAGATATGATAGAATAAGATTTTCAAATATAAGTTCATATTATTATAATACAAATTGGACACCTGAAGTAGACGGTATGTCAGCTTCTCAATCTACTTTAACAAAAGTTAATTTTACATTTGGAACACCTAATGGTTCTACTGCATTTGGATGGGAAGAAAGAATATATAAAGTTGGCGTATCTTCAGTTAATATTTTTGATGAAGAATCTTCAATTAAAGTAAATACTGATAACATAGGCGTTACACCTGTTGCAGAAACATCTGCAATAACTGCAGGTCAATGTCCAGATATAACTGTTTATGTTGGTTATGATGTAGCTAAAGACGAATATAGAAAAAAATTAAAATACTATATGAAAGATAATAATTCTGATATATGGTATTTGCAATTTGTTGTTGATTTAGAAAAAAATAAAATATCTTCTACTACATCAAATTATTCAGCAACAGGAGTAAATGATAAAGGTAATCAATGTTATATATATGATATACCAAGAGAAAAAATATTAAATTATAATGAAGTTGATAGTTATGAGTCACAAACATTAGTATCTCAAGATTTAAGTGACAATGAACTTGTTTGCGATTATAAAGCATCTGTAGTTGCTAATAGCAGGTTATATGTAGGTAATATTAGACAAAATGGTGAACATTTACCTGATAGAATGTTAAAATCACCTATAGGTAAATATAATATATTGCCTAAATCTAACTTTATTGATGTTGCTATTAATGATGGTGATGAAATAACTGCATTAGAATATTATAAAGACAAGTTATTGCAGTATAAAAAAAGAAAAGTATTTGTTATAAATACATCTGGTGACTTTGAGTTTTTAGAAGATACATTTGACAATGTAGGTGTTGAAGCACCATATCAGGTATGTAAAACTCCATTTGGTATTGCATGGGCAAATCAATCTGGTTTATACTTATATAATGGGGAAAGCTTAGTTAATTTAATAAAAAATAAAATACCTAATAATGAAAATGATGCAGTAATAGCTAAAAATTATTGGATTTTTTCTGATGACCCAAATGATAATAATAAACCACTTGTAGGTTATGATAACATAACTAAAGATATTGTTATAAAACGTGGATTAACAACTAACACATCAACAACTACATCTATACCTGATGGATATGTATATAATTTAGAATCTGGAACATGGTATTTTACATCTAAATCAATGAATGCTATAGCTAAACATGGAGATTCTCCTAATTGCAGTAATTTTACTACAGATTCTAAAGGTAATTTAATGTTATATACTACAGCAGATTCTTCTTTAAGTGGTATTGATGTAAATTTAAATGATGTATTAAAATGGCAACATGCTAAAGCAACAGATGACTCTTTATCTGAAAGATTAGGAGTTACAGGAACAAATGTAAACGCAAAACCTTTATATTTTACAACAAAAGATTATACGTTTGGCGCAATAAATTCAAGAGATAAAATATATAAAGTGTATGTAACATACAAATCAACAGACAAAGATGGTGCTTCTGTAAATTCTAAAATAGAAGTTAAATATGCTACAAATGGAAGTGGAAGTTTTGATGGTAATACATTTTCAGATGATAGTGAAAACTATTCAACATCAACAGGATTAATTGGTTCTACAACATGGACTACTGCAGTATTAAAACCAACTACGCCTATAAACAATGTTTTTTCTATTGCATTACAATTTCAATACACAGGTGCTCAAACATTACCTGCGCCAGGGTTTGAAATTAATGACATATCCATTATATACAGGCCTAAAAGAATTAAATAATGGCTAATAGTTTATATAATAAATCCTCAAGAACACAAATATATAAAACTTTACCGTCTAATGACGTTGGTTTTAATGGTGATATTATATTATCACAAATACAAGGCAGAGGAGTATATCTTTGTTCTAAAGTAAATGGTAGGTGGCATGTGTCTTCTAAAATGGAAGAGTTGCGCAAAATAGAAAACACATCAACAAAAGATTTAATAACGAACAAATTAACTGTTATAGATAATTTAGATATTGTTAGAATATCAGAAATAGCAAGTGATACAGATAAATTTTTAATGTTAGATGGCAACACAGTTAAATTTGTTACAGGAGCAAACTTACTTTCATATTCAGGAGGACAAACTGCTTTGACATTTGGAATTAGCGACACTAATGTTACTAAATGTGGAGCTGGAATTGTAGATGATGACTTTATTAGAGTAAATGGAACTACATTTGAAGGTAGAAGTGCATCAGAGGTATTAAGTGATATAGGAGGTCAAGCTTCGTTAACATTTGGTATTAACAATACTAATGCAGTTAAAATAGATGCAGCAGATGTTGCAGACGATGATTATGCTAGGTTTACAGCTAATGGATTAGAAGGTAGAACGCTTGCAGAAATAAAATCTGATATAGGTACAGGTAATAGTGCATTAGTACCATCAGCTGGTACATCTGGACATTTTTTAAAACATGATGGAACTTTTGGTCAAGTAGCATATTCTAATTTATCTGGTACGCCTACTGTAGGAGATGGTGGTTTAACACAAAATAATTTTACTGATGCAGACCATACTAAATTAAATGGGATTGAAGATAATGCTACTGCAGACCAAACTCAATCAGATATTAATGCGTTAGGTATTACACAAGTTGGAACTATTAGTAGTGGTACTTGGCAAGGTACAGCTATAGGGGATAGTTATATATCATCAGCATCTACTTGGAATGCTAAACAAGACACTTTAACATTTGGTATTGCTAATGATAACGCAGTAGAAATAGATGATGCAGATGCAGCAAGTGGAGATTATGCTAAATTTACAGCAAATGGATTAGAAGGCAGAGATGCAAGTCAAGTACTATCTGATATAGGAGCTGCGGCATTAGCAGGTAGTTCAAGTCAAGATTTTGCAACTAGAATTTTAACTGCAAATAATCATATACTTGCTAAAACAGTTGTGTATTTTGATGCAGAAACAGCAAATACGATAGGAGATGGAGCAACTGGTGCAATAGATTGGACTCATAACCAAAAACAAAAAGTTACTATAACTGGCACTGGAATTACTTGCAATTTTACTAATCCTCCTGGGCCTTGTAATTTGCTTTTAAAAGTAGTACAAGGAGATGGCTCAGATGTAATAGGAACTTGGGATAGTGATATAAAATGGGCTGGTGGAACTGCTCCTACATTATCTAATGCAAATGGAGCTATAGATATATTATCATTTTACTTTGATGGAACAAATTATTTTGGAGTAGGTAGTTTAAATTTTAGCTAATGAACAAACCTATAAACAGAACAACAATTCAGGTAGAAGAAAATAAATATCGTATATACCCTAAAAATGGGCCGCTGTTTTATAAAAATGAAAATGGTGTATTAAATGATATTGATTTGACTTTCCATGATGCAACTTCAAATATAGGTGATATATCTTTAATGGATAAAGGTGTTGTTAGCGTAGGTAAAAGAAAAGATAAAAACCCATATAAAATAGTTGGTATTAGGCCAGATAATTGTCAAAATGGAGATAAGCAATTAGAATTTAGTGTAGTAAACATTGAACTAGATGATGTAAAGCAAGATTTTGATGACGTAGAACTTATATTAAACAACAGCAATGTTTTACAACTTGTTAAGTTAAATAATAAATTTAGTAAAGCTAAAATAGAATTTGATATACATGCTAAAGGTTTAGAACTAGTTAATAATAAATACACAGAAAAAACTATTATATGCGATTATGGTTTTAATTTAAATAACGTTGGGCAAAAAAGCGGAAACGAAATGTTAAGTACTCATAATTCGTATACAAATTTAGATAAAGAAATTCCTTATTTAGATTTTACAATAGGCTTAATTAATGACAAATTTATAACAATGGGACAGTATACTGAATTAGAAGAATTTGGCGAATCAAATCTTGCTAATTATAGTATATACAATGATATGTATACACATGGAAGTGCAGTATATTACGAAGATGCTATTGTATTTACTATACATTCATATAATATTATTAATTTTGAAAACATTATATTAAACAATCTTTGTAATATATATGGTTTAGAAATTTTTGATGATGGTGGTTATGGAAAATATTTAACTAAAGATAATAAAAAAGTTATTGGCTACTATGTTAAAGATAATGTTTTTGTTGGTTTTATTAACACTAAAGAAACTACTGATAATATTAAAAATTTATTTATAAGAAAAACATTTGAAGATACGTCCTGTTTAAATATAACATTAGATGATTTTTGCAATGATATAAGTAATGCGTTTAATAAAAATTTAAAAATTGAAGTAGATTCAAACTATTATGAAGGTAATTCTTATGAATTTAAAATAAACAATGAATCTCTCTATATAAATAAACCAATTGCATTTGACAAAAATTTTAATGAGTTATATTATTTTACTACCCATACATTAACAGATAATAATGATGGAAGTTATAGATATACTAAATATTTATTACCAGAAACAGCATTAAACGTAAATGATGCAACCTATATAGATGCTACGCTATCAGTAACGAGTGAAGCTATTCAATTTTTGAGCGGTAGACCATTAAGCACAGACGCTGGACTTGTAGCATTTTTTTATAGTTCTGGAAGAAAAAAGACAAGTACAAACTTTACTGCTATAAGAAATGAAACGACTGCAACTGGATTTCCTCCATTAGGTTCAGCAACTGCTTTTGGTGTAGTTGGCGATTATGGTGCAGTAAGACCTAACAGCACTCAATTTGGAACAACTTTTGCATATAATTATACTATACAAAAAGTGTATTTAAATTTTGATTGTTCATCTGTTACAGACACTATTGATGACATGGACTTAAAAATTAGAGCTAAATTTCAATCTCTATATACAACTGGTAATACTGGGGGAATAGCAGACCATAGTATTATTTTACTTAAAGGTGATGTTGGTTCTAATACTGGCAATGATAGATGGAATGATTTTACTGGATTTACAAGTAATTGGAGTGCAAGTGATGTGACAGAATACTCTGCTGAATTTGTAACTTCAGATACCAGTTTTGATACCAGAACAATACCAATGACATCTGATGCAAAAACTGATTTAAAAAATTTATCAAAACTTGAATTATGGGTGGTTGATTACGACCAATATTATTTAAATAGTTTGAACACATCATGGGCATATAACCCACAAGGAAGTTTTACAAACAATAATATTAGAAGTGAATATAGACAAACTATTATGAGTGATGCACAATCAAGCACTGTGGAAAATAGACCATTTATAGAGTTCACAACAACAACTGCACCATCAACGCCAACTGAAAATGCAACTTTTTTTGGGACTAATTTCTAGGATTTGTATATGAAGGAAAAAAGTAATATATTTAACAGTAAAAATTTAAAAGAAAAGGACTAACTATGGCTTCACCATATCAATTAGCAGGAGCAAGAGCAACACTTGCTGATTTAATGCAAAAAAGTAATTTACAAAAACAACAATCCCAGACAGATACAACGAAAAAAATGGGTAAAATGCAAGATGAGTTTGAGAAAGAACTCGAAGAATTACAAGCAAGAGCTAGAAAAAGAAGCAAGAAAAATAAATTATTAGGCAATGTATTAAATCTTGTTGGTTTAGGACTTGGGCCTTTAGGTGCTGGATTAACAAAAGGATTATCATCTGCTATAAGTTTACAAGACCAAAAAACAGGAGCTAAAATGCTTCTTGATAAGGGAATGCAACAAAAATATGGAAGTAATTTTTTAAGACGTGGCATGAAAGATTTTACTGAACAAGCACGAGACGCACAAGTATCAAGTGGTGATGTACTAAGAGGTGCATTTGGAAGTGGTTTAGCAGGATTTGCAATGAGTCAAGCGCTTGGTGGTGATAAAGAAACAGGCGGAATATTTAAAAAAATGCAAAAAAGTAAATCTGAAGATTTAAGTACAGCTCTGGATGCTGCTAAAAATAAAGCGCAAGAGGAGTTAGGTACTAGTTTTAGTTTAGAAGATTTTTTAACAAATAAAGAATATGAAGATTATTTACCAGATTTAGGTGGGGTATCAAAAAAAGCATTATTATCTAAAAACCCTGCTTTAACACAGCTATTTGAATCTTTTAAAGGACTTTCTAGCGGAGACGGTATAAAAGGCGGAGTAGAAGGCATTCAAAGCGCAATGATGCTACCATTATTAATACAACAAATTTTAGGAGATTAAAATGTTTCAACAAAGTATACTAGATTCATTAGAAAGTATGGGATTTGCACCAAGTTCTTTTAGTAATTTAAGTACAATAACACCAGAACAAATTGCATCTGTATTACAGTCAGAATATGACTTAACAGACCAAGATATACCTGCATCTATGTTTCAGTCAATATCTCCAGAAATGTTGCAAGCTGCAAGTTTTTCAACATATGCACCACAAATACAAGCTCAAGGCCAATCAATGCTTCCAGGTTTATACAAAAGTCTTGGTGGACAACAAGCACAACAAGCAAAAGGTGGTTTTGCAGGAACATCAGCATTTGCTAAACAACAAGAAGGTGCTAGAGATGTATATGGTAAGTCAATGACAGATGTGTTATCAAGCGTAAGAGGACAACAGTCGCAAGGTATAGGTATGATTTCTGATTTAATAAATCAATGGCAAACTACAGCGCAACGTATCAAAGGATATTAATAAATGGCAATAAAAGGATTTGAGAAAAAAGACCCTATGGCTAATTTGAATCAATTGTTTCAAATGATGAATCAAATGAGTCAAATGCAAGATAGAAAAACTAGAAGGCATTTAAGTATAGAAGAAGATTTTAGTAAAGGGTTAAACAATATATATGATAATGGTGAAATATCCAGAAGGCAACAAGAGTTTGATTCTTATTTTGCAAACAATAGAGATGATATGGATAGTGACACAATAGATAGGTTTAATTTATTAAGTCAAAAATTTAAAAATCAAGCTATTATTAATCAAGAATATACAGAAGGAATGAAATATCATAAAGAAATAGGAAGGAAAGTAGAAGAATCTCTTACTAATTATTCTATTATACAAGGCATGTCTGTAGATGATATAGAAAAACAATATGCAGATTTATTTTCAGATGCTGACCAAAACATATCTAGCGAAGAAAAAAGAGAACAATTAAGACAAGCAGCCATGGGAGATGTTCAACAACTAGTAAATGATTATTCTGATTTTAGAGGAGAATTTCAAGCAAAACATTCTGAAAGACTAGGTAAAGCTGGATTCAGAGGAGATGCTGCATATATAGAAAATTTAAAAGAAATGTTTGCTTTTGGTATTGTGCAAGCTAAAGATGATTTTGTATTTGATGAAGAAGAATCAAAAGCAATGATGTTAGGGATTGAGCTTGGTTCTTATGAGCCAATAAGAGATTATAGAGCAAAAGAAGATAATAGAAATAGAAATGTGTCTAATTCACAATTTAAAAATATGACTGAACAGTATCAAATTGTTGATGAATATCAAAAATTAATTGACAAAGCTGATACATATGCAGTATTATTAGATAGTAACCCTAAAGAAGCTGCTAAAATGGCAAATGAAGTCTGGTATATAAATTCTAATGATGAAGAAGTTTATTATGATTCAATTACTGGTAAAAAAGAAAGAGACGCACAACTTTTAGAATTAGAATCTATAAG